CCAACTTGGTGGGAATATGCAATACAAGATAATCATCATCCCGACTCATCACTAATGAAAGACTATCATTCTGACGTTCATCAAAGCGAATGGAGATGGATTGACAAGGATGACCAGTTCGATAGAATAATTCAAAACAATGATACAATCGAGGCTTTATATAGTAAAGTTGCGACTGGGTTGTCTACGTAGTTAACCCCAAAAACAGTGTTTTTTAGTGATTTTGACTAAATAGTAGTAACGAAATATATTTACTATTAGTAATTAAATCAACAAGGAGAAAGACATGGCTACATTAGTATCACCAGGTGTATCAGTAACAGTTAGTGACGAGTCGCAATATGCGGCAGCCACACAAGGTACATTACCATTATTAGTTATTGCAACAGCAAGTAACAAATCAGATGCATCAGGAAGTGCAACGGCTTCAGGAACGCTTCCAGCGAATGCCGGTGTTGCCTATCTAGTTTCATCACAGAGAGAGTTAGTCGAAACATTCGGCGAACCAAAATTTTATGAAGTTGGCGGCTCAGTCGTTCAAGGTTCAGAAACAAGCGAATACGGACTATTAGCGGCATACCAATATCTAGGAGTATCGAACAACGCATATGTTATTCGTGCAGATGTTGACTTAGCAGAATTAGAAGCATCAACTACAGCACCAGCAGGCGTTATCACTAATGGAACACATTGGCTTGATACAGCAAAAACAGATTTCGGACTATTCAAGTGGTCAGGCACAGCATGGGCGGCAGCATCAGTATTAGTTTCAGATGGTGAACCAGCAGATACAGTTGGTTCGTTAGACGACTACGCAGTAGATGTATCTGCTAATCCTGTTACATATCATCAAAAAGGTTCTGCGACTTGGTCACAATTAACCAATTCAGGAACATATGATAATCAATTTTCACAATTTGCTCCAACATTAAATTCACAAGCCGCGGCATTAGTAGCAGGTGACACGTATATACGTAAAGCATTAGCAGGTGGTGGATTAGACGTAGATTTATCGTCTTATAATTCTACATCAGGTTTGTTTGTTACAAAACAAGCACCAATTCATGCAAGTGACGACCTAGCATCAGCAACTTTGACTTCTGTAGGTGACGTATATGCTCAACATCATGCAACTCTTGGCCAATGGTCATTGAGACGCCACACGGGCGCGACTACATCGATTCTTACTTCATCAGCAGTTCCAAGCACAACAAGTATAACTTCGACATTTACTGTTGAAGGTGTTACTCATACTGCTTCAGCATCCTCACTAGATACAATAATTACAGCCCTACAGGGAAATGCGGCATTGAATACAGCAAACGTTAGTATTGAAAAAGTTGGAACAGATAAAATCCGTTTCACTAAGACAGATGGTAAAGAATTGAATATCACATTTACTTCGGGACACGTTGCAATGGGCTTTACAAGTGGTCCTCATGTTGCATCAGTTTGGGAAGCATTATCTTACCAAGCAAAAGCAACACAAATTACAGGTACAATCGCAGAAGGTACTCTATGGCATAGTGCAAGTCTAAACATTGAGATTCTAAAGAATACAAACGTTAGCGGAAGTATGACATGGGTGAGAAACGCATGGTCAGAAGACGTAGACAGCGAACAACCAAGTGAATTACAAATAGTTTCAGGTGCACCAACACATCGTAAAAATGGCACAACTATACTAGGTGTATCACACGTCGGTGATATTTGGGTAGACGGAGACGCAGTTCCTTACGCAACAGTATGGCGCTGGTCAGGTACAGCATGGGTCAAATTAGACAATGCAGACCAATCATCTACTAACGGCGTAGTATTCAGTCACTATTCACACGATGCACCAACAGGTGCTACAGTTGATCCAAGAACAGTACATGCATCAGCAGCCAATCCAGATTTACATCCAGAAGGCATATTGATGATTAACATGGACTACTCTACTTACAACGTTAAGAAATACACAAGCGGTAAGTGGGTATGGGCTTCAGGTGTAAACACTGATGGTTCTGGTAAGTTCGGGGCAGAGGCTCAACGACACATGGTTGTTGAAGCAATGCAATCGTCAATTTCTTCAAACGATGGAATTCGCTCTGAAGCAGTATATTTCAATCTAATCGCGGCTCCAGGATACTTTGAGTTAATGGACGAGATGATTACATTGAACAAAGACAAGAAAGAAATCGCATTTGTTATCGGTGATTGTCCAATGACATTGAAATCAGATTCAACGTCAATGAAAGCATGGGGAACAGCAAATGTTCCAGCAGAAACTTACGCGGCAATTTATTACCCGCACGGCTTGTCAAGTGACTTGTCAGGTAATGATGTAGTTATACCTTCATCAGCAATTGCACTAAGAACTATCGCATTTTCAGACCAAGTTTCATATCCATGGTTTGCTCCAGCAGGTCTTACACGTGGTGTAGTTTCAAACGCATCACAAGTTGGTTATGTAAATTCAGAAAGTGAATTTGTTAAAGTACAACTAAGTGAAGGTCAACGTGATGTTCTTTATGGACAACGCATAAACCCAATCGCGGACTTCCCAGCAACTGGAATGGCAGTATATGGTCAGAAGACAACACAAGCAACATCAACTGCTCTAGACAGAGTAAATGTTGCACGTTTAGTCAACTATATGCGTCATAACTTAGACCAGATGTCTCGTTCATTCTTATTCGAGCAAAACGATAAGATTACTCGTGATAATATGAGAGATGCAGTTGAACGTTTTTGTGGTAACCTTGTTACTCAAAGAGGCCTATATGATTTCGTAGTTGTATGTGATGATTCAAATAACACACCAGCACGTATCGACAGAAATGAATTATGGGTTGACGTAGCAATACAGCCAGCGAAGTCAGTAGAATTTATCTACATCCCACTTCGTATTAGAAATACAGGCGAAACACTATAATATAAACTAGAGAGTTTAGTTTAAAAGCCCTCTTCATTGAGGGCTTTTTTATGAGCAACTGTATCTCAACTGATAAATACAGTTATGCGAATAAACGAAGTCATATTACACGAAGAATTACTAGACGTAAAGTCTGTGGTAACTTCGTCTATCAAAAAATTAGATAAAGTTTTTAAGAGCAACAACTACGAACTAAGAATAGTTGGTGGTGCTGTTCGAGACCTTGCGTTAGGTAAAACACCTAAAGATATTGACCTGGCAACTGACGCAACACCAGATGAAATGATTGCTATACTTGATAAAGCAGGTATTAGACATAAGCCAACAGGGTTGGAACATGGTACACTCACAGCAATCTTAGACAAAGAACCATTTGAAATCACAACACTAAGAGCAGACACAGAAACAGATGGCAGACATGCTGAAGTAGAGTTTGTTAAGAGTTGGGAAGAAGATGCTAAACGTAGAGACCTAACATACAATGCTATGAGCATGGATATGGAAGGTAATGTATTTGATTACTTCAATGGCATGGATGATTTACAAGATAAAGTCAGTAAGTTTGTGGGCGATGCAGATGAACGTATCAAAGAAGATTATTTACGTATATTGAGATACTTCAGATTTCAAGGCAGATTATCAACTCCTACTTGGGATGAAGATACATTAAAAGCAATCAGTTCAAACGTAGCAGGTTTACAGAAAATAAGTGCTGAACGTATTTGGCAAGAAATGAGTAAAGTTCTTGCAGGTAACAATGTTGCGAATATATTAGACCACATGACTAAAACAGGTGTAAGTAAAGTTATAGGATTATCAACAAACGATTTAAGCAAAGTTAAAGACAAAGGCAACTCAATTGTAGCATTAGCACAGATGGGTAACACAGTAGACATAGCAAAACGTTGGAGATTAAGTAACAACGAATCGGCTCTGTTAGACTTTTTAGTTAAGAATAAAAATAATTCACTTGACCAAAAGAAAGTAGAAGATATGATTGCAGATGGAATTAACAAAGACTTAATTTCAGCACTAGCAACACTACAAAGTAAAGATGTAAACATTGATGCAGAAGTTCCACCCTTTCCTGTAACAGGGGCAGATTTAATTGCTAAAGGTATGAATCCAGGACCAGAAATTGGAGCAAAACTTGGACAACTCAAACAAAAATGGAAGCAAAGTAACTTCAAAGCAAGTAAAGAAGAATTACTAGGCGAAAGCAAAGTAATCAATGAAGCAGTACACAAATTTATGACTGGTCATGGTGTTACTTTTGGTGGTAAGAAACACGAAGAAATGGAAATTGAAGTAACAGGAACTGATGATGTAAATAGAAAGTATCAAATTATGATACTTACACCAAAAGAATTATTTGGTAAAACAGTTTCAGTTAGTTCTAAGTATATGGAAAGAGGTCCTTGGACTAAGACTGAAACACCAGATGTATTTGAAGGAGAAAAAGATGCTCATTAGAGAGATAATTTTAGAAAAATCAGAAAGCAAACCGATTGTTTATTTGGATATGGATGGCGTACTAGCAGATTTCTTTTCTGAATGGGCAAAACTTGCAGGAATTAAATCAGGCAACTATAAAGATATTCCATCGGCAAACATTGACCCAACACTTGACAAAATGATTGGCACAGATTTCTTTGCTCAACTACCAAAATTTTCTACAGCAGATAAATTAATTCAAATGGTTATAAATCGTTTTGGTTCATATAAAATATTAAGTTCACCTTTAAGAAATGACCACGATAATAGTAAAAAACATAAGATAGATTGGATTGGAAGAAAATTAAAAATTAAACCAAGTGAAACTATTATATCTAGCAATAAAGGTTCTTATGCTACACAACCAGACGGCACACCAAACATATTAATTGATGACCTAGGTAGAAATATTCAAAACTGGATGAGTAACGGCGGACTTGGAATTAAGTATCAAGCAGATGAAGACCCATTATCAAAAGTACAACAAAGATTAGAACAGTTTAAAAAAGGTGAAGCAACACAAGAGATTGCTACTGAACGACAAGAACACATATTTAAAGAAGATGAACATAGATAAAAAAACAATGGAACTACTTTTAGTAAACTATAAGAATCTGCATAATAGTATGTCGCACTTTAAACCTTGTGCTGAGAAGCAGAAGTTTGCAAAGTTAGTTACTGACTTAGAAAAAGAATTAGAGGAGTTAAATGATGCAAGTTTATAAAGAAACAATATGGCATTTCACTTGTAAAGCATGTACTGGATTTTGGTCTATTGCAGCCTCTGATGAATGGGTTCCGACTGAACTATTTTGTCCACACTGTAGTTCGAAACGCACATATAATGAAGAATTAACAGAACGAGTAGCAGACAATGACTATCTTCCGGATTATCAAACTGAAAGTAAGAGAACACAACTCGATAATTATTATGAATTTGAAGACGAGTTTGGCGATATGGAAGAACTTAAAAAAAGTATGATTGAAGCAGACCCAGATATTAAGTATACTGATGAATGGTGTTCATGTGGGCATAGAAAAATAGATTGTGATTGCAAAGCAGGATGTAAATGTGGATGCAATAAACGATTTCTACGTGCATATTAACTTACAACTTAATTATTGATAAAATAGATAAATACTAGTGTTAAAGCATAGTTCAAAAATTATTACAGGAGATTAAGAAAATGGCAAGAACATTAAACAATTTTGGTGTACCTACAGATTCTGGCGCAGATGCAGTCGGCACAGGTATATTACAACCAAAACTAAACTATAGATTCCGTGTGGTAGTTGCTGGTTTTGGCGGAACTGGAACAAGTTCACAAGAATTTACAAGACAGGTTATGAACGTATCCCGTCCAAAAGTATCACATGAGTCTATTCCATTAGATTCGTACAACTCACGTATGTACGTAATGGGCAAGCACACATGGGAACCAATTACAATCACATTACGTGATGATATTGGAAACAATCTAACTAAACTAGTTGGTCGTCAAGTACAATCACAGTTAGACCATAAAAATCAAAGAGGTCCTTCAGCAGGTACTAATTATAAGTTTTCAACATTGATTGAAATCTTAGATGGTAACTCTGGTGATGCGACTGAGCAATGGCAACTAGAAGGTTGTTTCATTACTAATGCTGACTATTCACAATCTGATTATGCGGTCTCAGACCCAGTTACAATTACTGTAACTCTTCAGTATGATAATGCAGTATTGAATGATGATATTATGCCTCCAATGACTTTTGTGTCGGATTCCACAATAGCCGGTTAATAAACAGGAGTAACTTCCATGTCGTTTACCCGTAAAAGTGCGAATGATAATGCTAGGCGAGTATTATCGGATAGTGCTAATGCAAAACATAGATTTGGCTTTGCAGGCGAGTTCGGCTCGCCTATTAAATCTGCCCCTAAACTTTCTGACCTTTGGTTTATAGAATTTAAGACCGTGTCTGGCGGAAGAACATACGATACATCTCGCATATCTGCTTTAGCAAAAGCAGTATCTCCTATATCTATTAATACGGCTACGATGCCAATTGATGCATATGGTAAAAGAATTTATATTCCTACTCGTGTTGATTTTCCAGAAGTAGGAATTACGATGTATGATACAGTTGATGGCAAAATGTTTGATATGGCAGCATCTATATATGATAAATTTTTTAAGAACCAAGATGCTGAAGTTACTGGAGAAAATGCAGAGCAAGTACTAACAGACAGTCATGCATATGGTAGAAAGATACCAGATGGCAAACATGAATATTATCATCAGCATTTTGAAAAAATTACGATATATCATTTCTTTGGTAATCTCGCACAACAGGGTCCAGGAAATCGGTCAGCAAATGCAGGTGCAGGATCAGTTCAGAAAATTGAATTGATTAATCCATTAGTCACAAACATTACTTTTTCTCCTAGTGACTATAGTAGTACAGATTTAAGAACAATGGACTTTTCATGCCAGCCAGAAAATATAATAATAGGTTCGCCAGATTCAGTGCTATTTCCAGATTGGATGACATTGGGAATGGATTATATGTTAGATGAATTAAGTCCAAGAGGTTCACACAAATCTGCCGCCCTTTATCCTGATAAGTTTGCTGACGGACCAAGAAATGAGTATTCTAGATTTAAGAAAAAGAGTAGAGCAGATGGAACTGAAGAATGGGTAGATGCTCAAGGTAATAAAAGAACTAATGTGTTTGGTGATGATGAACACAAGAGAGAACAGTCTGAAAGTCTCATTGACCCTCTAAGAATAGAAAATCAAAAAGACAAAGATACTAATAGAAAACTTAGGGAACTAATGACATTATATAATGCTACAATTTCGCATCCCGGCGAAGCCGCAAACAACGAAGCATTGGCAGAAGCATTAAAAAGAAATATTGGTGTAATAGATGCGGCAAGGGCAAATAGATTTTCTAAAGAATCAAGTAAAACTTATATAGATGAGGGTAATCCATTTGAAACTCCTTATAGTACAACATATACGAATCCAGATATCCCAACATTTGGTGGAATAGGAGATAGTAATCCACCTAAAAATCAATATCCACAATATACTACAGATTTAGGAACATCAATGATTCAAGAATTAATTGGATCATTTTTCGGCAAACGAAAATTTGATGTCGGTAATATTACAGGCGCTATAGTGAATAAAATAATTGGAAATGACGGCAAATCAGGAACTAAGAATATTCTAGGCTCAGTATTAACAGATGGTATGATTTCGAGTAAGAAATCCTCATACGTTACAACAACAAAAGCAAATAAGCCCATTAAATCTGAAACTCCTTCAGTATTTAAATCTGATTCGGCTCCCGGTAAATATGGTGTAAGTCCAGTTATTAAGAGATTATTATGAAAATTGATATATTAACGGCTAAATTATTGAAAAAAGGATTTAGTCAACAAAAAGCAGAAGCATATGCGGTAGAACTTACAAATATTGCAAAAATGTACGGGGTGAGTCCATATGACTTTGTTAATGAACTCTCAGAAGATTTTTCTTTCAATGACTTGGGAGCATTTGTCTTTAATAATGCATTGCGATTCGGATATAAGACGGGCAAGATGACTCCGCAAACACCCACCACTTATGTTGCAAGAGCAATTATTAAATAATGCCAAAATTTCATCAAGGCAAATACACAGTTCTAAACCAATCAAAATACTCAGGAAGCGGTAGTCCCACTTTCAGAAGTAGTTGGGAACAGACTTTCATGCAGTTTTGTGATAACAATCCAAACGTAATGGCATGGGCAAGCGAACCAGTGAGAATTGCATATCAAAATCCAGTAACTGGCAAAGTAACATCATATGTTCCTGATTTTGTTATCGTATATAGAGATGCTAAAGGTAAGAAAAATGCAGAACTAGTTGAAATAAAACCAGCAAATCAATCTAATCCTAAATTTGCACGTGGTAGGGGACAACAGACACAAGTAGCAATAAACTATGCTAAGTGGGACGCCGCAACACATTGGGCTAAAAAACGAGGCATGAAGTTTAGAGTTCTCAATGAGAATGATATCTATGCTAACACTAAAAAACCAAAAGAAGTCAAACAACGTAAAAAGAAATAACACACCTTAGGACCGATATAAGTTTCGGCTTTGCTGTTACCTATGTCTTAATGGTGAGGATGCCGTTATCCTTTATTCATATCGCTACTATGACTACAAAAAACGGCAACTTTATTTTTGATAAATACGTATATAATTAATCAAGAGTGTACAATATGACAAAAAAACTAGAAGAAACTTTCAACTTGACACCAACTGATGAAGTAGACCCATTGGATGTGTATAATGACGACAGATTGAGTACTAATAAAGATGCTGAGTCGTTGAATAAGGAGATTGTTCCTACAATTGAAGAGTCAAAAGAACTAACAGAGATTTTATACTCGGAGTTAAAGACTACAGAGAAGATTGATAGTGCATTACCTCTTGTACAAGACCTTAATCAACACGACAAAGAGATGGATGATATTCATAAAATGGCATTAGATGCTTTTAATGATTTAGTTCAATTAGGAATGAATGTAGAAGTACACGCTGGCGCTAAATTGCTAGAAACAGCAAATCAGATGCTAAAAACAGCCATGGAAGCAAAAGATAGTAAAGTAGATAGAAAATTAAAGATGATTAATCTACAACTTCAAAAAGCGAAATTAGACCATACAGTTTCTAAAAATAAAGATGGCTTTGAACTAGAAAGCGATGGAGCAGTATCAATTGATAGAAATGAATTGTTAAAACGAATAGATTCTGCCCAAAAAGACATAGAAAATGATAAATAAGAATAGAGCAATTAAAGTTATATATTAAAAAACATATATGGAACATACAATGAAAACATTTAAACAATATTTAACAGAGTCAACAAAAGAACATAAATTCACATTGAGATTCTGTTGTGACTTAGATGAAGTACAGGAAAATCGTATTGAGACATTTTTATCAAAATACGACCTTAAAACGATGTCAAAAACATCTACTACTCCTATCACTAAAAATCCAATGTTTTTTGATAATGCAACAAACTCAAAAGTTTCAAAAGTTGATATAGTTACTGGTTATCCATTATCAGCAGATATTCTACAACAACAATTAAGTGACTTACTTGGTATTTCACTTGAGAACGTAGTTGTTCATCCAGAAGGATGGGAACCTGAAGTAGAAGAAGATACTACAGATAAAAAGGCATTACTAGCATCAGATTATGACGAAACGTCAGATGATGGCAAGACTTACGGTAAAACTTTTGTAGACAAATTTCTAAACGATTTAGAGAAAAAAGAACATGACGTGGTAGAAAACGAACTAAGCGTTAAACCAAAATCTGATCCAGCACCGGAACAGATGTCAAAAGATGAGCAATCAAGTGCATCAGTTATCAGCGGAGATAAATAATGAGCAAACAATATAACCTATCAACTACTGATGACAATGGTCAATCAGTTACAACTAGTCAGACTGTCACAGAGCATCCAGAAGAAATTTTACGATTGATGAAACTAGCAGGTCTTGAAAATGCACAAGTAGTTGCAGAAGATGAATCAGTTTTTGAACCTACAGAAGCAAATGACAAATTAGATTTAGATGACTATTCTAAGAAATCTCCAGAAAGCATCAACAAACAAAAGAAATCAATTCAACCAACTCTTGGTGATAACCCATTAGAGTACTCTTTAGACGAAAATGAAATCTATGAAGCAATGATGGAAGAGTTTGATAAGACTGAAGAAGTTACTGAAGCACAAAGTCCAGCACAGAAGGCAGCATTTGCGAAAATGTTAGCCGCTAAGAATCCTAAAAAAGACGAAGAAGTTGAAGAA